CTGTAGTATGAATGATAGACAAAGAAAGAGAGAGATAAATGCGACCAGAAGAATTATTAGTGTTACACATGGCGCTATGGGCGATTGGTTTTGCTCTACTAGCGTTCGTGTGGGATGCGTACAAAGAGATAAGAAAGAGAGGTAAGTAATGAAGACTCGTACTGTAACTATAGAACTCGCTTGGCGGGTGGAAACGTCACACACAATAGAGGTTCCTTATGATGGGGGTGTTTATCCTCACGATGGGAACGATGATCCTCAGTCATTGCAGGACTGGCTTAGATATTGTGAAGAACCTGATGTTATGTTAACCGCTCAAGTGGATGATGGTGATGTTGATGGGGTTGTTGATTGTTACAAGTTTCAGGTCACGGATGAGGAAACTGGGGAGGTGTGGGAACGATGAGCATGATTCATGGATATCTGAACTCTGTCCCAAGTGACTACGGTCACAGGTGGACTAACAGTTTCGATGGGACAGAAGTGGAGTGCCAATATTGCGGTGACAGGTATGGCTCTGAAAAGTTTTGTACGAACCGGCTTGTCGTGTCTGAGCAATTAAGAGCGGATGATGAGGCAATGTCCGCATACTATTTAGAAAAAGAAAGAGAGGGTTAAATGCCTAGAACTAGATGGAAGGAGTTCCGTAAACTGTTGCGCTGGCACTTTAGGAAACCACCTAAAAGATGTTACAAAGTGAAGTGCGTGGTCTGTAATAAAAAAGGGTACGACTCAAGGTATTGGAATCCTGTTGAAGCAGACTTTGCGTTCTATTTAGAGGATGAGGAGTTGGACAGGGATGAGGGGTATTTGTGTTATGACTGTGCGCCTGACCCTGATCCACCTACAGGGGATCCTGATGCCATACGACTTGGCATGAGTGGCTTTTAGAAAGGAGGACAAATGAACAGACCAATCGTTCCGATGCCTATTAAGGCAGAAGTCAGAACAATGGATGATGTTTTACGTGAGATGGAAGAACTTACGGCTAATCTTGCACGTGAAATGGACAGGATACGTGATGTTTTAGAGCAGAAGCGTGAATCTAATGATAACTAAAGCATTGCTGGTTGCGTCATTAACAGGTATCGGTGGGTGTTCCACATTGGGCGAGTACATCCAAGTGTATTTCGCTCCCGAAGACCACGATCTTATGGAACAGATCGCTTGGTGCGAGTCGTCTGCTGATGCTGATGACGAGTATTCGTTAGCAGTTAATCCTAAGAGTGGTGCTACCGGATGGTTTCAACACTTACCTAAATGGTGGAATGAGCGCAGTAAGAAAGCAGGGTTCGAGGGTAGAAGTATCTACGATCCTGAAGCAAACGTAGGGGTAGCGAGTTACCTCTATTACAACATGGACAGTAACCCTAGATGGGGTGGTGCTAGTCATTGGTATCCATCTCGCAGGTGTTGGGGTGGTAAATGAACCTTAGAGATGAATTAAATTCCGGTCATCCTGATTGGTGGAAAGTTTCTGTGTTTCACCAAAAAGAATACTGGGAGATAATAAACAGAAAAGTGGATCAAGAACGTGAAGTGTGTTCACCACTTGAAGAAATATGCAATTCAAAACTTAATGACCTTATAAAAGGAAACGAAACGGAGGAAATATGACAATCAAACCATCGGGCGAGAACACAAGTATCACCCGTGAAGAATACATGCGGTTACGTGAAGAAGAAAGTAAAAAACCTGAACGTAAACGTGCAGTTACGAGAGTGCAATCTCTCAGTTGGGGATCAGAATGATGATACTCAAAAACGGTTCACGCCCTTTGATGTGGAGTCAAGGATTAGGCGGTGGTAGTAGCCGTAACTTTATCGGTACTGTACTGGCACAATGGGACAAGTTGCACCCATTCGTAGTGTGGGACATGGCATCAGATGATGGTGACAAGTGGGATACTTATAATGGTACGTACTGTGAAACTTTAGAAGAAGCAACAGATGTGTTTCAGAAAAAAACTGGAACAGATTATCAGAGACAAGCAGAAGCGTTAGCAACGCAGATGCGAATAGAAAGGAATTTGAATGTCTAAAAGGTTAGCGGAGTTCCCCGACACTAGACGTGCAGAGATGTACAACTGGAGGGAATGGTTGGATGGTGAAGCGCACTTGTTGCAAGAGGGTGAGGATTTTCAAGTGAGTTACGACTCGTTTAGAGCGTCCGCTCATCAGGCGGCGAAACGTTACCATCTTAAAGTTAAGGTGAAGAAATTGACACAGGGGGACATTGTACATACAATTAGTCCTACTGGTAGTAAGGTAGTTCACACAATACCGGACGACAGTTTCATGTCGTTGCAGGCAGTTAAAAGATGACCACATTGGGGTCGGGGCAGGTTACCCTCTCTTACCTGTTCCGACCCTTTACTTTTTAGGAGTTGTTTTATGAAACAGTTGCCTTTATCTAAATCGAATGAAGATTATTTGAATTTGAGAACAGAAAAAACAGATGGTTGCTGGAAATGGAAAGGACCATCTGATGCAAAAGGGTATAGCAGGTGTAAAAGAAACGGTGGAAAATCAACAGTACATTGGGAAAAAGGAGATTTGAAGAGAGAGACTTTTGCTCATCGGCTTGCTTACAAAGTGTGGGTAGGTGAGATACCTCAAGATTATGTTGTACACCACAAGTGTGAAAACCGTCAATGTGTAAACCCATCACACTTGGAAGCGATACCTAAAGCCGAGCATGATTATATTCATAACAGAAGCCGGATTTATTACACGAACAAAATAATAGAATTGAATAAAAAAATACACGAACTGGAAGAAATAATAAGGAGAAATAATTATGGGTGCGATGAATGAAATAGATTTACAGTTTGACGAGTTGAAAGAACAAATAGCGGAACTGACTGAGAGACTTGACACGCATGAAATGATTTTGCAAAGGTTCTTTGCTATTCATAAAGCGATCTTGCAGGTGATGGGCGATTTGGCTCACGATGAGACTGTGATCGCTGATAATAAATTGAAAATCTTTTCGGCTATGTTCAGCGAGTTGACTATGGAAGGGGATGAAGATGATGACGTTTCAGACGAGAATGTAGTCCCCTTATTTGACGAGTGATTTGACAAAGTATTCGTAATGTGATATACTTGATATATCGCAGGTAGCGATAAAAAAATAGAAGAGGAATAAATTGAGCGACCAAACACTCTCGCAACAGAGTATAAAAATTGCAACCAAAGTAATAACACGTAATGCTGAACATTGGGAACTATTAGAGTTTGCAGAGTATTCACTCCGGTTAGAGTTTACAGAGTATTCACTCCGGTCAGATTTTCCGACAGGAGACTGTCCAAATAAATGTGATTGTCCCCATCGGGATCATTTAAATATGCCTTACATGTTAGAAGCATTAGAATTGGATGAAATAGAATTGGATAGTGAGGTGCAACACAGACTTGCTAAAGAATTTTCTGCTAATCCAAGCGTGTCTTTTCTAAAACAAATTGAACATGATTACGGTCAGTTTGATGGGGAACTTGAGTACATGCGTGACAGTTGTCAAAGCACACTAGATGATGATGATGAGTTAGATGTTCTTACCAGTTTAGAGATACTTGAATTGGAAAATACTGTAAAAGAATGCGAGTCTCTTCTGAACAAGTTAGGACTTGATTAGCCTGTACGCAACGCATGGCATGGCATGGCTGGGGAACCCGTTGGGTTCATTATACATGACATGCCATGCCATGCGCGGATAGTGTGCTAACATAAACAACCATGACAGAAGCGACAGACACAAAAGACAGAATCATCCTCAGACAATCATGGCTAGGTTCCCTAGCGATGTGTCCAGAGAGAGCCAGACAAGACATGCTAGGCATCTCACAATCAACAGAGTCCACAAGCACCGCTCTCGGCACAGCAGTCCACTACGGTATAGAACAATGCCTCATAGAGAAAATGCAAACCGGCAAACCCCTCAGCAAAGACGACACAACAACAGCATCCATAGAAGAATGGCATCGCAAAGAAGAAGAAATAGTCAGATGGAACCACAAACCGGATGAACCACTAAACATCATTATCGCTAACACTCACGCATGGTGGGATGAAGTAATGCCCGATGTACACCCCATCGCAGTTGAACAAAAGTTTGAACTCCCCCTAGTAGTAGATCACCAACCTGAAATATGGTTACACGGAACAATAGATTGTGTGCAAGAATTTCCCCGCCCGATATTAGATTGGAAAAATCCGGGGCGTAAACCATCAGATGACTGGGAGAAGAAACGGTGGTCGGTTCAAGCCGCCGCTTACACTTGGGCGGTTTCCGCTATGTCTGACAACAACATCACAGAACCTTTAGATTTCGAGTTCGTTTACCTTGTTAAAGGCAAGGTGCATAGAACTACAGTAAACGCAGGACCAGCGGAGTGGGCGAGTCTGGTCGCTTTGGCTCGCTCCGCTGGCACACTCATATCCGCAAACCTACCCGTCTGGACATTAAACATGACCGGATGGCATTGCGCCCCCAAATGGTGTGGCGCATGGGCGACTTGTCGCGGTAGATTCGCGGGACCAGACCCTTGGAACCAATTAGAAGAAAAGAGGTAGACCCAATGGGAGAAACAAATAACACCTTTACGGTGTTCCGCAGACAGGTTGTGCAAACCAACAGTTATGAACCGGCAGAAGCGTCATGCTCTGTGACGATCACCCTCACAGGTGACGAATCACAAGAAGACGTAGCCAACAAGATTGCTGAATGGGGTACAACACTAGAGATAGCCAACTATGAAGCGTTGGGTGTCGGATATGAAATGACGGAAAATGGTGTACGGAGGTTAGAAAAAAGCGTTTCCGAACCTGCTACGCCAGCACCCGTGGAAGCACCAGCCGAGAGGAATAGTCCCCCGTCCGCTCCGACTTTCGGAGGCAGCGGGTTGGACACGCTATGGCGAGACTTGATGGACAACAAGTCTAAATGGTGGGACCCTAACTGGCAGAAGAAATTAGACCCTGATGCCAACTTCAACAAAAACGGACCTGACTATAAGCGTAGGGCTGATGGTAAAGGTTTGTGGCTTAGTAAAAAAGACGGCACTTCTCTAGTGCCTGACTGGTTCCAATGTCCGTTCACGCAGAAAACCTCTGCTGAACTTGTAGACATTGGTAAATCAATACGAGCCTAAGTAATACAAACGTGGCTGATGTATTAAGTGCGGACGAAGTGTCACGCCGTCTTTCCGTTGCCACGGACGGAGAGGCGGTGGACATTTCCGAAGAAGAAGAAGAACCTAAACGCTGGTCATTGACCAAATCGGTAGTAGACAACCTTGTAGGATTCATCCAAAACCCTGCCGAAAGATGGTACCTAGGTTTCAACGAAATAGACTTAGCGACAAGAGGCGTGGGTAAAGGTGAAGTGTTGATGGTCGTAGGCAGATCACACACAGGCAAATCTCAGATACTGCTAAACAGTATTATTTCAAACCTGATAAACCACCCCGAAGCGCACGTAGTCATATTCTCAATGGACGAACCGCGTGAACTGGTAGCGATGAAACTGTACTGTCTGCTCAGAGGCAGGTCATCCACAGATGTGGAAGAAGCGATCAAAAACTTAGACACAAACACGTTGAACGATTTAGCGGAAGCATCCGAAAGGGAACTGTCAAGAGTAGCGATCATAGACGAATCGTTCCCATTGGAACAAATGGCTGAAGTAATGGACGAAATAAGAGACTGGTGGGGGATGAACCCGTCATTCGTGATGCTCGACTACCTAGAGTTACTACCCGGAGGTGACTCTGATGCGACAGGAGTAACCACCAAAGCGCAAGCAGTTAAACGCTGGGCTAAAACGCAACGAGTGCCAGTAGGTTTAGTACACCAAGCAGGCAGAGGGTCCGGCGACAAAGGCAAAGCCGCAGGGTTGTACGCAGGCAGGTACGGAGGTGAACAAGAAGCCATCTTCGTGATAGAAGTTTACCGGCAAAGAGACAGATACGACCTGTCGCCTTGGGAGAAAGACTACCACACCAACTCAATTAACCTGAACCTGTGCAAAAACAAAAGAACGGCACGACTCATAGACCAAACCTACTATTTAGACCCTGAGTTCGGAGGTGTTCACCCGTACTGGGAGGAGTTGCAACCTGATGTCGTATGAACCTCACATCATTAAAGGATTCGCTGACCTGTTCAGAGGCGGTAAAGTAGCAATAGACACAGGCGAGTTCAGACCGTGGACAAACCACGACGGCACATTCGTTAAAGCACAAGGCGAAGAATACGAAACTAAAATAGCAGACCACCTGCACTCAGAACCAGCAATCGGAGTGTACCCACTATTCGCAGAAGAAGACGGACTGAAAGTCTACTGGGGGTGCGTCGACTGGGACGAAGGACTACAACAATCATTAGCACACGCAAAAAACGTATACCAAGTACTAAAACAACTAGACGTACACTCTTGGATAGAGCGATCACGTTCCAAGGGATTCCACCTTTGGGTATTTTTCACCGCCCCGATGTACGCAAAAGAAGTAAGAGAAGGACTCATAGGAGCCTGTGATATCGTTGACGCACCCACCAAAGAAGTAAACCCTAAACAAGTGGAACTCTCAGAACGAGGGTGGGGAAACGGAGTGAGACTACCCTACGCACGTAACCGTGAACGGGGCGGTTACAACGAAATGGACAGACCGGAATACTCCTTTTCTATGGTGCCAGTAAAATCTTTCGTTGAAGAAGCCATAAAAACACGCATAACACCTGACTGCTGGGAGCCCGTCAGAGCCTTATACAAGCCACCTGAGCCGTTCAAACCTACCAATACAGGATATTCCCCATCAGGACCCCTCAGAGGGCTTGCAGGGGCTATACGAAGGAATGGTCCTAGACCAACAAACACCCTACCCAAAGGAGACAGATCAGCGACCCTGTTTTCACTAGCCTGCCAAATGGTAAGACAAGGGTATCCACACGAAACAATCTTTAATGAACTAAAGTCTGCGGACAAGGAATGGGGAGGAAAATACGACAGTCGCCAAGACGGTGACACACAACTTTGGAGAATAGTAAGTGCCTCGGAAAAAGTCGCTTGGGATAACGAAGAAACCTATCAGCGTAATTATAGAGAGAAGACCCAAAGTGAAGGCACGCCCAAGGCACACCCGTAGCGGACACGTATTCACACCTAAAACAACACTCGACGAAGAAGATTTCGTAGCGCAAGCATGGCTCGAACAAGTAGGCACAACCCTCGAAGGACCATTAGAAATCACCGTCATGTACTCCCCGACACACACAATCCTTCACGTAATGCAATCCCCACACAACGCTAAAACATTAACAGGCGACCTCGACAACTATCTGAAACTCACATTAGATGGATTAAACGGAGTCGGATGGGCGGACGACAGGCAAATAGTAAGAATCAACGCGGTGAAAGTAGACAAACTTGATATTGATTAAACTAGAACCTTGGGAATACGAATGGGCTACACACGTAGGATGCAGACGGTTCATAGAAAACTGGGAGAAACAAGACGCATCACATTACAAACGAGACTACATGGAAGATGACAGAACAGCGCAAGTAGCAGCAGCAATAGGGGAACTAGCAGTAGCAAAAGTAACCAACCAGTACTGGGGAGGACACGTCTGGGCAGGTAACAGGCATCAAGAAAACCGTGGACGAGCAGACGTAGGTCACAACATAGAAGTAAGAAGAGTTAGAACATCTAACAACGCGGCGGTACGCAGACGACAACTAGGTCAAAACCTAGATCTGTTTGTGGTTCGACCAGTACCACCTGAATTTAGAGAGGTCCT